GTAGCCGGTCAGCCCGCCCGAACGCTTCGGAATCGAAAGCGTCTCGGCGGTCATGGTCACGCTGCGGACGTTTGGCACAAACTGGCCGAACTGGTTGACCAGCACGATGACCTCGTCCAGCACAGGAGCCGGAAGCAGATTGCCGCCGAGCGTGTCGGTGGTGTAGCCCTGCGCCCGGTACTCGGGAGCGTTGTCGCTGATCCACCGCTTGGCCTCGGTATCACCGAACGCGGAGCGGAAGAACTGACCAGCCTTGTAGGCCCGCTCGCCAACGTCGGCACCGGGGCGGAAGCCACGAACATGCGAGACACGCGGGACAGCGAAGTTGGGCATGGACTTTTCCTCGGTGATGGTGGCCGCGTCAGCCTTGACGACGACCGGGGCAGGGGCGGGAGCGGCACGGTTCAAAACCGCACGCAGTTCGAGTTCCTTGGCAGCGATCTTGCGGAGCCGCTCGATCTGGCTCTTGAGACCCTCGGCTCGCTTGAGCAGCTCTTCCTGCTTGGCAGTCCGCTCGGCCGATGCGACTTCCGTCTCGGTCTCGACGGACTCGGCTTCGCCTTCGTCGCCCAGAACGCCCATCTCAGCCAGCACGCTGGCGAGGGTGTCGAGCAGCATCTTGACCTGCTTGCCGTCAGCGACGACATCGGCGGCGGGATCGACGGGCATTGGGTCGGCCATGAGAAGAAACCTCCAAGTGATTCGTGCAAAGGCAACAACGCCTCTGCCATCGAACGTAGGAGGAAACGTCAAACCCGTCGCTGCAATGCGTTCTATGTAGAACGCTTGCGGATGTCGGCGGCTCTCACGATGCAGCGGCATCGCACGCCGCACAGCTTGCACTCAAGGTAGCGAAGCTGAAATTCGCCGCGAGGCTTGCTGGTGATCGTCCTCATGCGACCCTCGCCGCACTCGCATGTATCGCCGGATCGCTTTTTAGCGTGCAGCATTAGCCTTGAGCCACTCCGTGAGGTCAGCGCGTCTAGCCTTGATCTCAGCCACCCGTTGCAGCAGCTTCTCGCTGGCCTCGGCTCGCTGCTTGGCTTGCCCCGACTGCATATCAAACGACCGCCTTGCTACGGTCAGGCCGCCATCGCCATACGCAGGGTACGTCACGGGACCAACGTCAAACAGTTCTCCCACACGAGTGATCGTGCGGATATGCCGCCCGTTCTCGTCAACGCTCCACTGCTCACCATCTCGGGCGATCGTGAACGCGAACGAACTTCCACGCACGATCCCGCCTTCGACCAGCGCGAGCAAATCCTGCCCGTAGGTCGTGGCTGGCACCGGGAACTCATATCGCAGGCCGATGTCGTCAACGCTTAGCTTGAGCGTGTCTGGATAGCGAGCCAACGGCATATTGCTGTCGTGGTTGAACAACGCCCGCGTCATCAGCGGGTTTTTGCGGCCGCGCCGCTCGGAGACGACGGCGAACGCACCTGGGTCGATTCGCTCGGTGAACTCACCAACCGCACCGTCCAGCGAATCGACGCCAAAGCGAGCAGCGTAGCCAACGATGTAGGCGGTCTTCTCATCGCTGCCCTCGAATGCGGCGCGCCGCTCAACACGAAGAAGCGGCATCTCCAAGCCTTCCTGCTCGACGGCCACGAACCGTCTCTCAATGTTGCTATTCTCCATCGCTGCACTCCTGTCCGTGTCGGCTGCGTCCATTTGTCTGACTAGTTTTGAACTCCACGACTTCCCGGCGTCACCGCCCCACAACGCCCATCCCCTTCTTGTCCACCTCGTGCCGAGCAAAGTAGCTCGCCATCCGCCTCGCTGTATCTGCGCTGATAGTCTTGCCATTCGACAAATCGCGAGCGCGAGCCACGCCGACTGCTGTGCCGCCACGATTGAACTTCTTTCGCCACTCCAAGCCCTTCTTAGCTTCGGATCTCACGCCATCCGGCGGCGTGAAGTCAATCTCGTCATACGGCATTTACAACAGGCTCCGGTTGAGCGTTCAAGTTCACTCCGCTGACGATGCCAACTACTTGGTCGTGCGTTAGCTGCGGGAAAGCTGCCTCGACGACGGCGACGGCACCGTCTTTAGTGAGCAGTCCTGTCGGAATGTTTGCGAGCACTTGCAGGAGCGACTGAACTTGCGAGCCGTTCAGCTGCGATTCAACAGCCTGCGTGGCCTCGCTCATTGGTGCAGTCTCGCCACCAGCGGGCGACGGAGTCAGCGACTCCTGCGCCATTTTCTCGACCGTCGTCATGTTCAGCGGGAAGTAGTGCACGTCACCGCCGTCGATGGGATTGAGGTTCTCCATCGCACGCACTTCGTTGATCGAAAAGATTCCGCGATCCAGCCCCGACGAGTAGTACGCCGACCTGGCGGCAGCATCGCCACGCAGCAAGTGCGACGTATCGAACGCCGCAAAGTAGCCAACCGGCTGCGCGATCAAATCGCGGGCGATTGCTTTTTCAAACCGTCGCAGCCAAGGGAGAATCGAGTATTGCAGGAAATCAATGCTCTGCTGCTCGATGTTGCTGTAGGTCGCTCGCGTCAGGTCTTGAATCATGTGCGGCGGAACGCGGTAAAGCCTGCATATCTCTTCGGTCTGAAAACGGCGAGCCTCCAGAAACTGACTATCCGTATTGGTTGAGCCAAGCTCGTGAGCCTTCAGCCCGCCGGTCAGCACAGCGGTCTTACTCGACTTGTCTGGCCCGCGATGAAGACGCTCCCAATTCTCTCGTAGCCGCTCCGCAGCCTCGGGAGCCATGTTGCCCTCGGTCTCAAGCACAACGCCTGGGCGCGCGCCGTTGCCGAAGTACCTCGCACCGTGCAGTTCGCAGGCACGAGCCAGCCCGATTGCCTCCTTGCCCAGGTCAATCGGGATACTGGGGTTGATACCGTCCGATGAAAACCACGTCACGCGGAAAATCTGATCCTGCGAGTAGATCGTCTTTTGTCCGGTCGGCTCGGTGTATGTGAATCGTAGCCGACCGTTTTCGATCCGCTCGGCCTTCATCCTGCTCGGGTGCAGCGGAATCAACTCAGACACCGCACCAGCTGGGCCGGGAACAATCTCTGAGTAGCATGCACCCCACAGGCACAAATGAATCATCGACGTCTCAAGCCACTCAAACGAAGTCTGCCACGAGTTTGGCTCAACGCTGAGAAGGTGATCCAGCCAGCCAGGGCATCGCACGCGGCTACCGTCTGGAAGCCGTTCGTAGAGGTGAAGCGGCAGGCTGGCGACCGTCTCTGAGAGCACGCGAACGCAGGCCAGCACGACCGTCGAGGTCTGCAAGGCGTTGTCGCTGGTGACTCTGACACCAGCGGAAGCGCCGCGTGAAAATCCGTAGTCGTCGTCGAGCAGCGAGCCGAAGAACCGCCGCTCGGGCGTGATGTCGTAGATGCCGGACTTGATTTCGGATTCAAGGCTCATAGGAGAATGATCTGCGGTTCTGGTGCTGGCGGTTTCTGTTCTTCACCGATCCAAGCACCGATCGCCATGACCAGTGCGATGATGCCGTCCACTCGCTCGCCACTGTTTTGCTTCGGCTTGAGCGGTCGTATTAATCCCTCTGCGTTCTGCCTCACTGCGACGTTGTTGCTTTGCCAATCCAGCACCGGCGACTGATGACGAATCTTGCCGTTTGCCAGCATCGACTCTAGCTGACGACCCGGAGCGTTCATTCCGGCGAACCCCTGCGGGTATCGCTTGACCGGGATGCCCAAGCCGTCGAGTTGATTGCTCAAGTGCGTTGCGTTGTACGGGTCAACCGCCACCATCCGCACTTGATACTTCTGGCAGAACTCCTCCACGTCACGCTTAATGAAGTCGTAGTCGGTCACGTTGCCAGGCGTGGCGACAATATGACCCTCACGGACAAATTGTGAATAGGCAAAGCGATCTCGTCGCTCACGATCCTCCATCATGTCGGCCGGTATGTAGAACTTTGCCAGCACGTCAACGCCGCCATCAGCGACTGGAAACACAGCAACCATCGCAGACGTATCTTGCGACCACGCCAAGTCGAGGCCCACCCAGCACGGCTTGCCGTCAAGCGGCTCGGTCGGTGGCAGCGAGCAGGCAGACCACAACTCTGGCTTGAGCCAGCGGGTGTCCTGTTGCGTCCAGACATTGAGACGGTATCGCAAAAATGCGTTCAGCTTGCTGGTTGAGTTTGCCGCCTCTTTTGCTTCTGCGGCAAAGTCATCCTCGTTGATCGTGATTCCGAACGAAGGGTTTGCTTTCTTCCAAGTCTGTGGCGACTTCCAATCGTCCGCCAACGTCGCACAGCGTATGTAAGAAAAAAACGTCGGATCAACTGTCCAATCTGCGGCAACACGCTCGGCGTATTGCCTTTGCTCGTAGCAGATGGAGTTTCGGTCGTAGCCAGCCGTCGTGATTGAGCACAGCAATGGCTGGTCTCTTGCGGCACCGCCATACCGCAAAGCGTCAAACAGACGCCGATCCCTCTGAGCGTGCAACTCGTCAAATAGCAGCCCGTGGATATTCAAGCCCTCCGCGCGAAACCCATCGGCGGATAGCACGCGGTAAACACTCGCGGTGGACAAATACGTGATCGTCTTCCGCGACTCAATCACCTCAAGTCGCTTCGCCAAGTGCGGACTCTGTCGCACGCACTCAGCAGCCTCTCGGTAGCAGATAGACGCCTGAGCACGGTCGGCAGCGCACGAATAAACCTCGCTTCCACGCTCGCCGTCTGCCACCAGGAGATACAACCCGATTCCAGACAGCAGTGTAGATTTGCCGTGATGTCTTGGCCCTCGCAGCTACCACGCTGCGAGGGCCAAGACACCGTTTTTTTTGGGCACCTCGATGTACGCCAGGCGATACCGTCGCAGGTCGTCCTTGACTCGAAGCCACCCAAACAACTCCTCGACAATATCCACCTTCTGCCACTCAAGGAGCTTAAACGGCTGGCCCGCCCACTTGCCCTTGCTGTGATGCAAGAACGTCTCAAAGAACCGCACGGGCCTCGCCGCCGCCTCTTTGTCGAAGTAGTAGTCAAGCCCCTGGGCGACTGCGTCCGCTTTTGACAAACGCTTCAAACGGGTCATCTTCTGCCTTTTGTGACAGCTTGACTTGGGAACGGCTTGACGGCGTCAAGCCAAACTGTGTCTCAATTCGCAGCATATCTCTTGCAGCCGCGAACATCTGCGTTGAGTATGGCGAGACTTGCAAGTACGGAGTTCCGTTCTGCGTTGTCATCTGCATGACGTCGCCGTGCTCGTCGACCAGCCGCTTGTTTCGCACGAAGGTTTCGTAGAGCACGCAGTACCGCATCCACGCGCCGCGATCCGCGCGAGTCCACACGCCCATATCTCGAAGAACCGGAACGGTTTCGGTCCATTTCGCCAGAGCGTCGCCTGAGAGAATCGGATCTGGCTCGCCGTCATCGCCAGGCGGTTGCGGCTCGTTCTTGTTCAGGGGCCGACAGCCGGGATTGCCGCGCAGAACCTTAAGTTTTGTTGGCTGGGGAGCGCGTCCGCGTTTGCCCATTTAAAA